TAGTTTTTCCAGTAAGAAATAAGTTTTTTAAGTTGAATAATCCTTTGCTTAGCAGCGGCAATTTTTTCATTTGTTTTCATTTAATCATGGTCATAATCTGAAGATTTTTCAAATTTGCAATCCAAGTATCCGCCCTCTTCCTTTATTTTTTTTATAACATCTTCTTTAGTCATAGGTAAAACTGCTCTAGTACCTGTTGCAACCTTTACACAACACATAGTCAAATTAGCATTTTTGCCACCTTCTAAATGATTAAAGGCAGAATCAGGATAAAGATCTAATTCATTTTTATATGGCTCTCTAAAAAAATGACTTACATTATGTTTATCAAATAATTTCATATCTTTTATACAGTATTTACGTCTTAATTTTCCTATTTCTGGGTGTACAGATCCAGTTTTTGTTTTTGACTTGCCATTAAGAACATATTCTGTTCCTTTGTAGTCACTATCTCCAAAGCCTTTGTTCATAATGATTTCATGGTAAAAGTTCTTAACTGATCTTTAACTTTCTGCACTTCTGGCGGTAAGTTTGTTTTGTTTTGCTTAATGTTTTTAGCAATAATTTTATTCATGAGCTTTTGTGTGTCAGCCCAGCCTTTTTTTCTGATGTTGTGTATGTCTCTTGCAACATCTATTGGTATTTCTACACCAAGCTTGTTTCTAATCTCACCAGTCTCAGTTCTGAAACCATGAGAGATAATAGAGCCGTCTATGTCGTAAGTTGTATTTGCTTTTTGACAATGACAGATAAGAGCTAAATCAGAACCAGTGGATCTTCTGCCGTCCTCCAGTATGTCGTAGTCAGGATAATGGTTATTTACTAACCCATCTGAATTGTGGATTATTCCAGTATCGTTACAGGCGTAACATTCATATTGAGGTGCATGAAAAGTAATTTCCCTGTCGATAGGTCGTCTTTTATAGCTTTTCATTAGTTTGACTAATAGTTTTTATTTCAGACAGAATACTTTTATGCTTTTTATCTCTTTTTCGTTTTACTGATAAATCAGTTATATATGAACCTCCGTAGGCTTTAGCCTCAAAAGGATTGTGTCTCATGGTGTTAAAAAGGGGTGTTTTTGGGTTTACTAAATGTAGGTGCTTTTCTTGTAGCTGTCAATAAATATTGCTCATATTGACCATTTTTGATCCAGCGGTGGGCATCAGAGAACAAAGGAGTGAACTTATCAGCTTTAAGTGACTTTCTTCTGGCTCTTATATCGGCCTCAAGGCAGCCTTTTAGTTTATCCCTTGTCTTTGTATCTAATTTCATAAATTCGTTATATGCAAGCTTTTTTGACAGAGATATAGTTCTCATATCTTTTGGAATTTCTAAGTAAGTTTGCCAGAAAGAATTAAAGCTTTTATTTTTATAGTTATTTGTTTTAGTTATATTGTTTTTCTTAGGGTGTAGCTGTGATACCACCCCAGTCTTTCTCTGACACCCCCCCAGTGTCTGTGTGACACTACCCCCATTCCTCTCTGACACTACCCCAGTTCCTGTGAGATACCCCCCTGTAAAAGTAGGATCTTGAACAGGTAATGCCTTGCATTGACTCCAAATTGTTACTCTGTAGCAGTTTGTTTTCTGGTTATGCTCATCAATCCTATACTGCTTTTGCAATAGTTTTAACTCAACTAATTCATTGACAGTTCTAATTACTGTTGATCTAGACATCATTGCGTCCTTACTTATGGTCTGATAACTAGGCCAGATATTTGGATAATAACTTTGTAAGACCCATAAGACTGTAAGCTGGTGCGGGGTTACTTTACCTTTTAAAGCTGTTGGTAATGCTATAAATGGTGTATTTTCTGGAATAAAACTCATTTATGGAATATCTGATAACAATTAAAGGGATTGAAGCTGCACCTCAGGGCAGTAAGAAATTTGTAGGCAAGAATATAAAAGGGCAACCGATGATGATTGACACCTGTAAACGCTTGAAGTCATGGCGAGATCAGGTTGGTATTATGGCGAAGTTGGTTTGTGTTGACGGGATTATTGAAGAACCAGTTTCAATAGAAGTTACGTTTTTGTTTAAACGTCCGAAAGTTCACTATGACTCAAAAAAACTTTTAAGGCAAGATGCTCCAACATTTGTAACATCAAAACATAAGGGTGATATAGATAAACTGTGTCGAGGGTTACTTGATGGTTTAACAGGATCAGCATTTGCTGACGATAAACAGGTGGTTAAAATCCTTGCCGATAAGAAATATTGTGAACTAGAATCTCAAGCTGGTGCAACCATAAAAATTACTACAATTGATAAAAATCATGAGAAGAATTGAAAGACCATCAGGGCAAAAATTACATTTTTTAAAAGAGAACAGAAAAGAAAATCTTGTTAGAAAATTATTAGATATAGATTTACGTGGTGTAGATCATAAGGTTTATATAACTAACGATTACAGGGCTGATTTAACAGTTAATGATGGTAAATGGATCACTGACTATATCAGGGAAAAGATTATGAAACATAACTATAAAATTTCCAGAATCCCAAAA